ATTAAAATATGGTAACTATGGTAATTACATAAGTGGCCAAACCAGAGAACCAACAAAAAAAGAATATATAAATCCTAAAAAATTACCTGTTGCAAATGCATCATACGAACCAGATGGTGAGACTATTTCTGAGGAAGAAGAGGAAAAGCAAAATCCAACCTTTGTGCAGTTCATGAAAAGAATAGATCAACTACCAGAAGTTACAAGACAAGCTATCAAAAACTGTGGTGATGATCCAGCAATAGCAAAGGCGGCATTAGAGATTTCTGGAATTGACAAATAGTGTGGATATCCTAACCATATTGCGTATTTTTACCTACTAGTGTAAACTATATAATATGTACGTGGAGTTGAAAGATCATGTCCCACTATGTTGTTGGTTATCACGACCTACAAAACAATCATTACGAAATCTGTGAATACGCAGATGACGCTTACAACGCAATAAAACAAGCAAGAGAGGATCTGCCTTTTATGAAGGCAAGTCCTCTTTCTTGTGAATACTGTATTAAGGAGGATTAATGAAGAACTTGCCAATCAAATCATCTTGTATTATATTTGGTGTTATTATATTCACACTTGCCACACTACCCCGATTTGCATACGTATAGATAATACTAATAATAAGTATTAGTTTATGTTATCTACTAATTATCGCCTTCGGTTAGAAGGAATTTGCAAAGACATAGCATCAGGAACAGAAGTTACCATGAGTGATATGATTTGGGCCCAAAAACTTGCAAAAGCAAATACAAGTGCAAGAGGAATGTTAAGTCAAGCGAGAAGATTAGCTACAGACCCAGATGGATCTTGTTTAAAGTATTTGGATATAGGTGATCCTAAAACAAATAAAAAAGGATTCAGTGGAGCAGATGACATAGCAGATTGGTTCAAGAATGAAAAATCTGATGATTGGCGACAAAGGGATTAAATCAAATGAATAATTATGCACTAGAAATTATTTTCTGGACTTCACTTTCAGTTTACCTTTTCTACCAATGGGATAACAGAAAAAAATGAAAAAACTAAATTCTCTAGTTCTCGATTTTACAATTACAATACTCGACTACCTTTACAGAGGTAGATCAGTTCCAAGATTTTGGGTGTTAGAGGTTATAGCTCGAGCACCCTATTTTGCTTTTATAAGTGTTCTACATTTTCGTGAGTCACTCGGACTTCGAGGAGAAGATCACATCTACTTAATGAAAGAACACTTTTATCAAGCTTTAAATGAAACGGAACATTTGGAAGAGATGGAACTTAGAGAGGGAAATAAATATTGGATTGATAGGTTCTTTGCCAAACACCTTGTTCTATTTTATTATTGGGTCATGGTTGTTTACTATCTTGTTGATCCTATGGACGCTTATGACATCAATATGAGAATCGAAAAACATGCTTTTGAGACATACACTAAATATTTGGCGTATCACCCAGAGGACAAGAAGATTGCACAAATAGCTCAAGATGAACTAGAACATTCAAAAGAACTACAACACGCAATGTTAATGCTATCATGAAGTATCACATTTATTGGAACGATAAAATTCTTATCAAAGACTTAGATAAAGAGGAGTTTGAAAACTTATGGACTAAACTCCATTGGGTTTATAACGATGAATTAAATTATGTAGAAGTAGGAGAGGAAATATTAGAGGAGTCTTCATACTAATGAAAATAGAATTTCAAAAAACATTTGGTAAAGGTGTAGACCCTTGGTACGATAAGGTTGAAAGATGGGTTAAAAAGAAATTCAAAAATCCATTTATACAACATCTTGCATTAGGTTTTATTGAATGGTTAAAACAGAAATGGATTGATGCCAAAGTTGCAAACACGATGAGAGATATTGACAGACAATCAGAAGAAATTAAAAAAATTTGGGAAGAAGAAGATAAACCTAAAACAACTATAACTACTACGCCATCAGAAGTCAAAGGTTTAGATGATATGGAGATAAAATATGACGGTGGTTCATAGTGTAAATATTATGATAGTCATGTTGTTGATTTCTGTGGCTATTGTGATATACTACATAATGAGATACGATCATTTTTGGCCAAATGACTAAAAAGAAAGAAGAACGTGAGTATGCAAAGAATCGTGAAGAATACTTTCGTGAGTTTCATAGAGTGATCGCACCAGTAGTAGTTTTAAAAGTAGAGGGTAAGGATGATTAAATATTTGGCAATACCATTAATATTAGTTGGATGCACTGCACCAGTTACAGATCCACCAGCTCATGCATGTAGTCCTCGTTTGGATGGTAAACCAACATATTGTCCACCTCCTGATGGTGGCCCTATGGTTCCTAAACCAAAACCAAAACCTCTTATACCTAGAGAATCAACAAGGGGAGAGATAGATATATGGAATCCACATCATTTCATTCACATGGAACAGATGTTTATAAGAAATGCAAGAAGAACTGAAATAGAAAAAACTATGACCCAACCAGAAGATGCCATAAATAAAGCACTTATGGAGTTCAATAATGGCGACAGAAATTGATATAGAACAGAGCACTCAAATAGCAGCTCTAACAAAAGATATAGAACTTCTTCGTGCAGAGGTTGCTAAGTATAAAGATAAAGAACATCAACAATTTAATAATAGGATTAATAAACTAGAGAAGTGGGTATGGGGTTGCAGTGCAGTCGTTGCTGCTGTTGTTACTGTTGGTGGTATCATTCCTAAGTTCATTAATGTCGGTGGTGGTATTGATCAAATAAGGTGGATGGCTGAAGATAATAGAAAATTTATTGATGAAGTTGTAATACCTTCCTTCCTTAAATCTGGATGGGAATCACAATTCTTTAAGTCATGGGACAAGAAGGGTAGATGGCAACAGTATAATTAAATAAGTTATGCCACAAGAACAGTATCTAGGTAATCCTAATTTAAAAAAAGCAAATACCGCATTTGAATTTACTGCAACTCAGATTGAGGAGTTTATCAAGTGTAAGGATGATCCTGTATACTTTGCAAAAAATTATATTCAGATAGTTTCTCTTGATAGTGGTCTTGTTCCTTTTGAGCCATATGACTTTCAAGAAAAACTCATCAAGAGGTTTCATGAACACAGATTCAATATCTGTATGATGCCACGACAGACTGGTAAGTCTACAACTTCTGTGGCTTATCTCTTGCATTATGTTGTGTTTAATGATAGTGTGAATGTAGGTATTCTTGCAAACAAAGCTGCAACTGCAAGAGAACTATTGGGTAGGTTACAACTTGCATATGAAAACTTACCTAAATGGATGCAGCAAGGTGTCCTAGCTTGGAACCGTGGATCATTGGAGTTGGAAAATGGATCAAAAATACTGGCAGCATCTACCTCTGCAAGTGCAGTTAGAGGTATGTCTTTCAACATTCTTTTTCTGGATGAATTTGCCTTTGTTCCTAATCATATTGCTGACTCGTTCTTTGCCTCTGTATATCCTACTATCACTTCTGGTAAGTCAACGAAAGTCATAATGGTTTCAACCCCTCATGGGATGAATCATTTTTATAGAATGTGGCATGATGCAGAACGTAAACAGAATGAATATGTTCCTACATCAGTTCATTGGTCTGAAGTGCCAGGCAGAGATGAGAAGTGGAGAGAACAAACAATTGCAAACACCTCAGAACAACAGTTCAAGGTTGAGTTTGAATGTGAGTTCTTAGGATCTGTTGATACTCTTATCAATCCAGCAAAACTTAGATCATTGGTGTATGAAAATGCATTAAAGTCTAGTAATGGATTAGATGTATATGTAGAACCACAGAAAGATCATGAGTATATGTGTACAGTTGACGTGGCTAGAGGTATGGATAATGACTATTCTGCATTTGTAGTAGTGGATATTACATCCTATCCACATCAGGTAGTAGCTAAGTATCGAAACAATAGTATCAAACCAATGTTGTTTCCTTCAATAATACATGATACAATAAGAGGGTATAATAATGCATGGGTTTTGTGTGAAGTGAATGATATTGGAGATCAAGTGGCTTCCATACTAAATTACGATCTAGAGTATCCTAATTTACTTCAGTGTTCAATGAGAGGTCGTGCTGGTCAAATAGTAGGACAAGGATTTAGTGGAAAGAAAACTCAACTTGGAGTTAAGATGTCTAAAGCAGTCAAAGCTCTAGGGTGCTCTAACCTCAAGACAATGATTGAAACTGATAAGGTTATATTCAAAGACTATGATATTATATCTGAACTAACTACATTCATACAAAAGAGAACATCATTTGAAGCTGAAGAAGGATGTAATGATGACTTAGCTATGTGTCTAGTAATATATGCATGGATGGTAGATCAAGACTATTTCAAAGAATTAACAGATCAAGACGTAAGAAAGAGATTATATGAAGACCAAAAAGATCAGATAGAACAAGATATGGCTCCATTTGGTTTTATATCTGACGGATTAGATGAAGATGAGTTTGTGGAGAGTGGTGATAGATGGACAAAAGCAAATGGTGATGAAATATTTTCTACATATGGTGATTCCAGCTATATGTGGGAATATTATTAGGTACTATACATGATTTCATTTTTACTTCTCGGTTCAAGTTTTTTAAACTTTGTATTCTACATATATGCGATTGGATTTGTAGTCGCATTAGTATTAGAACAGTTTGTAAAAGATAATGAGAGAAATCTTTACATTGTTCAATACAATAGAAAATATTTGTGGAGACAAACTTGGGTTATTAATATCCTTTGGTTCTTTACAAACATAGGTTTGTATCTGGCTTCTAGAAATGTACAACCAGTAGATAACTTCTGGAATGGTATGTGATGGACTTAGATGATCAGTTTGATCTAGAACATCTGTTTCTGAAAGAAAGAATATGTAGAGTATGTGGAGAGGAAAAAAATCTGATTGATGGTTTTTACTTAACCAGAAAGAATCGAGGTGGTAATGCTTCGTCCTACTCATATGAATGTAAACTCTGCACTATCAGTAGGATCTCAAAGTCAAGAAAGAAAAAAATAGTAAGTTGGGAATATCCTGATTGGTGATGTTCATGTATTGTTTCCCCATATGTAAGTCGGGTAAATAATAAATAAATTTAGATAAAATACTGACACGCAGAGGAAATCAGATGGCTGGTTTAGGCTTAGTCTCGCCTGGTGTAAAAGTCAAGGAAGTTGACCTTACTAGGGGAGGAATTACTGGAGTTAGTGATCAGACTGGTGCCATTGCAGGCCCGTTTGTCAAAGGCCCAGTAGAAGATCCACAATTAATAGAGAGTGAGAAAGATTTAGTTGAAACTTTCGGAGAACCACAAGAAACAAGTTCTCAATACGAATATTGGTTATCAGCTGCTTCATATCTTTCATATGGAGGAGTTCTTAGAGTCGTAAGGACAGACGGAACAAGTTTAAATAACGCAAACGCAGCAGTTGCTAGTGGTGCTGGAAGTTCATTAAGTAGTTTAAAAATTAAGAGTACTGATGATTACTTCAATGAATATGAATCAGCAACAACTTGGTACTACGCTGCAAAAAACCCAGGCACATGGGCTAACGGATTAAAAGTTTGTACAATAGACTCAATTGCAGACCAAACACTAAGTGGTGTTAGTACCGCTGGTGTTGTTGTTGGTGCTGGAATCACACAGGCATTTGGTGGTGTTACAATTGGTGGTATTGGTACATCATTAGTTTTAAATGGACACCTTTCTGGTACAGTTACAGGTGTTGGTGCAAGTTCAGTAGATGTTAAAGTTGTCAGCGCAGTTGCTGTTGGAGGAAGTGTTACCGAACAGGATTATGAAAAAGGTAGTGCTTATGAATTTAAGACCACTAGAGACGTAATCATCGCTGGTGCGACTGGTGCTGCTACAACTTCAATTCAAGTAACAAGAGATATTGGAGGAACAAACCAAGGCACATTAACAGTTGGTGAACAATTAGTTCTTCTAAACAAAACTGCTGCAACCACAGTTGATAACGCTGGTGGAGCGGCACTAAGTGCAAATGCAACATCTGTTAACGTTGCAAACGTAAGTGGAATTACTGCTAACGTTTCATTACTTTTAATTGGTAATGAATTGATGGGAGTTGGAAATATCTCAGGTAATGCGGTTGGTATTTCAT